GTCCTTACAGCGAGGGTGGAAAAGTCCCTCCGCTATGGCGGTTGAAAGCAGCGGATAATCGCCGTCCGATTTTTTGCCGTTTGAATACACATCATCAATAAACACCTTGCCGATATATTTTGCACAATCAGGGCAGCCGCCCTGCCTTGAGTTCACCACAACAAGTGAAAGCCCGTACTTCGCTCTTTCTTCGCCCTCACCTCTTAGATATGCTCTCTTGTTCGCCGTCTTGATTGCCATATCCGCATAGTCTGAAAGCGTGTGCCTTGCACCGTTCTTGTACTCCACACAATTCAGTCCTGCGTTTAGCATATCCTTACAAGCCATATCAACCGCCTTTTCGTAAGTGCCTGCTCCTGTGTTTGCATAGACTTGAGCGTTAAAAATCGCCTTGCGGTACTTGTCATTGCTCATACGCAGGACTGCCGTTTCTGCCCTCTTCAAATCGTCTGTGGTCGATTTTACAAGAGCATTGAGCTTACGGTTATTGACCTTATAAAACTCGCCTGTGCTTGCTCCTGTGGGCATATGCGGTGTAAAGCCGTTCTTAATAGCCTCGAGGATTTTCACTTCCTGTTCTGCGTTGCCGTCGGCTCTTGCGGTGTGTATCATTTCTTCAACCTTGCTGTTAATGCTCTTGAACTGCTTGCCAAATTTTTGGGCGTTCGTTTTGCGGTACTCCTCAAGCGCCTTTAATTGTTCTGCCTGCCATTGGGTCCAATTATAGCCCTCTTTTTCTTCTTCCGCCCTGTGACGGCTGAAATTGCGCATCATACTGTCAATAAGTTCATTTTCGATTTCTTCAAAGGCTTTTCCGATATCGTAATCACTCATCTGTCAATCCTGCCAAATCATCGAATGATGAGGTTTCGTCCTCACTTGCAATGCCCTGTTCTTCTTTAATGCGCTGTACCTCTTCGGCTTTCCAATCGTCCGATTTGCTGTCGCCGTACAATTCTTCAACAGAGGTTTCAACAGACATCAAACCGCCCTGTCTTGCTTTTGATACAGTTTCAACCTGACTTTCAAACGACGGATTGGCGTACTCACCAAAGTTTACGGATACCTCTATTCCGTCAACAATTCCCTTGCCGTTAAGCTCACTGTCTGCATTGAGTACAACTTCAACAAGGCTCTGCATAGCGTTCTCGGTGAGCTCAACAAGGTTCTGTCTTGTATACAGAGTTGTTTTCTCTTTTTCTCTCTGTGCCTCGGCATTATCGAGTTTTTTGGTATCAATACCGAGCGTTGACGGAGATATAACACCTTGTAAACAAAGGTCAAGTGCGGTGATGTATGAGCTTAAATAGCTTTCGTGCTGAATCTGCGGACTTTCGGTGTAAATCCTGTTGCCGTTGCCGTTTTCCGACATATCGTTGCCCACGGTGATAAATCGGTTGTCAAAGGAATTTGGCGATATCGGCTGACAGGTTTCTGGATTTCGAGGGATAAGACATTCAGGCACATACTGCTTTGTTCGGCAGGCTCTTAAAGCGTCCATCCACTGTGACCACGCCTCGTCTAAGCTGTCGAAAGCGTCTGTCTTTGCTCCGATAATGCCTGCACCCCTGCCCTTGTGGCACGATTTGCCGTAAATAACCGGTACTGCCCACATATACGATGTGTCAAAGGTTACACCGTTGCTGTCTATCCAATCAAGTGCCTTAACTGTGTGTAAATCGACCTCTCTGCCGTTATCATCATACAAAGCATAACGAATATAGCCGTAGCCGTATGTTTCCTCAAAACGGAAATGTCGGTGATTTTGCGTGTAATCGGTATAAAACTTAACCTCTCTGATTCTGCCGCGCACATAAGTAAAGTCGATATTTTCGGCAGGATACCATTCAACAATCGGAACATCTGATACAGCCTTGTCAAAGCTGACCTTAAAAGCACCGTCACCGACAACACAAAGGTCAAGGAGCATTTGCTTTATTACACCTGCGAGTTTGTTTTCTTTCTCTATCTCCGCCCACCGTTCGGCATAAGCTGTCGTATTTTTGCTTGTAACCTCTGTACCGTTGTAGTCTGCAATCACAATATTAGCGAGTGTATCGCAAATGAGAGCCGGCAAGCCCGTGTGGATTTTTCTTATTTTCAGCCCTTTGGTACACTCGGCAGACCAAAAGCGTGTTTTGTCGCTGTCAAGCTGTGTGTAAAGCTGTGAAAGCTGTCTGCTGTTGCCCCAATACCAAATGCGGTTGGTAAAGCATTCAGTTTGATGATTGCTCGTTTCGTCAACGGTTATCGTTCTGTCAGGCGCTTTAGTGATATGTAAAAAATTCCTTAATCCTGTTCTGATTGTATCAGCCATTCTGTTTATCAGCCCCATTTATTTCACTTCCAATAATATTTTTAATAAAAGGCAGCCATGCGTATTGACCGCTGTTAATGCAATGGTCGTGGCCGTCCTCAGGTGTGTTGTCTTTATCTTCTCGCCAGCTGTAAATTTCAAACTCGGCAATCGTGTTTTTACAATGTTCAAGAACAAAATAACAGTCAGTGGCAAGCCAGCCAAGCACAAGGTTAATTCTGTCAATAATCTTGGTTTTCTTCCAGGCATTTGCGAAGTCATAAATGCAGCCGTGCTGTCGCTTATACTTCTGGAACTCGGTGATTGTCGCCTGATCCGCATTATCAATAAAAGCAGTCCTCGCAAAGCCCCACTCCTCTCGGTTACGGTCAAGAAAATCAATGAAATTTCGTACCGTATCACTCGGTGCAATCGGTGTTTGGAGTTCGGCATTGTTATACACTCGTTCATCAAGCTGAATACACTTGCCTTTGTTTGTAATGCCGAAAAAGGTCATTGCAATTGTGTCGGGTGATTTCTGCGAATAGGCTGTGTCAAGTCCTGCCGTAAACTGAATAAAATGCTCACTCTTGCGGTCAGAATTTAAAAACTTCATTGCCCATTCTTTTGATTTGATGTGTCTTGTCCTCTCAAAGTTTGAGAATACAAGCCCTGTTGCCCTGCCTCGCAATCCTAAAATTTTGTTTTTATAAAGCTTTGTCCCTCGTGGGGCAGAGGCTTTTTTCTTTTCAACCTGTTCGGGTGTAAGACTTAAATTATCTGCAAAAGAAAAGAACCAATACCGCCAATTCGGTACAGGTTCTTCGTTAAGTTCCGCCATAATCTCGGGCGGAACATCTTTTGCGTATTTCTTAAAAGGTCGGGAGCGGTTTACAAATTCATTGTAAACAGGCAAAGACGGGTCATCGGGGTTAAGCGTTGCAAGCAAATAGTCATTACGGGTTGACATCTCTCGAATAAACTCAATATCGGCGGTGTTTATCTCATCAATATACACACAGCCAAACTGCGCACCGAGTACCATTTCCCATTTATCACGACTGCTGTAACCGAGAATATAAATAATTTTGCCCTCAAACTTAATATGCGGCAGTTTGTAGTCTTTGTCGCCGTTGCCGCAATAAACAGCGTTTCGGTGCAGGTCAAGAATACCATTGTCCTGCTGAATGATAGTTTCCTCCGCCTTGCCGGTTGTCTTGGCGGCAATGGCATGTATCTTTTTGGAACTTTGCGACACCATTCGCATAAACTTTACACCGGCACCGACCGTTGTCTTGCCCGATGCGGTAGTTAAGTACCCTCAAGAAAATCCGCACTTACATTGTTTACGCTGTTGATAAAATCTATATATTTTTGTGACAATGGGAATTTACTCAAAGGCATTTACATCACCTCCAAAAGCTCATAACCAATAGGCTTTGTTGCTCCGTGAAGATAGTTGTATATCGTCTTTTCATTTACCCCTAGCTTTTTGGCGGCTTCTGATTTAGAACCAAAAACACATTGAACTTTGCCGTTAACGATCATTTTCAGCTTCTTCTTACAACGATTTTGTGCTTTGACAATGTTGACTTTACATTCTTCTCGATAATCAGCCTTAGTTCTATATGCGTGTTCACTATTCTCTTGCGGCGTGCGCCATTCAAGATTATCAACAACATTGTTTTCTTTGTTTCCGTCAATATGATTAACATATGGTTTGCCCTCAATAGGCGGAAGAAAAGCTTCTGCAACAAGTCTATGAACGTGAACAACTGTAGGTTTTTCATAGGGCACAGTACCCGTTCGTAAATTAACTCTCAGATAGCCGTTGCTTGCCTTACGTTTACTCAGAACATTACCTGAAATATTGTTGCGAACATTTCCGTAATTGCTTACCGAGTATCTTTCAAAACCCTTTAATGTAACTTTCTTGAATATCTCTTTCATAGTTGTAACCTCCAACTTATTTTGTATCTTATTCGTCAAGCCCCTCACCGCCTAACTGTCTGAACACATCAGAGAGCTTTTCGGATTGCTCAACCTTTGCGTCAACCTTGACAATGTATTCACCAGTCATTTTGTTGAGTGTATCAATCGCACGAATACGGTCTGACGGGTCCTGCTCGGCACTCTTTGCAATGTCAGAGAGAGCAACCTGTCTGTCCTTAGCACTCATAATGCGTTCATCTTTGAGCTTGTCGGATAACTCTTTGATGTATTTTGAAACTCCAACATTCTCCAACAATTCATACGCTCTTGCGTTTGCGTAATTTTCTGAATATCCTGCCTGTATCGCACTCTGAACGGTGTTACCGCTCTGCGCATAATATTCCGCAAACTTCCTCTGTCTTGCATTTAATTTGTCTTTCACGGTATCACCGCCCTTTCGATTTTTCGATACAGCAAAACCGCCCTCAAGTGAGAGCGGTCTGCCGTTGTCTTGAAAATTAACTACAAAATATCTCTTGTTGTTGGCTTCTTCATTTTATATTATACTGCACCTAAACCGAAAAACCGAACAACTTTTACCAACGGTGGCGGTTGCACATAATTCTTATGTTATCCGCTGTATTTATTCCGCCTGTATCAACTGCTATCTTCGCCCAGCTGTATCGCAGGCTAAGGTGCATAAATAAGCAGTTCTCCACAAAATCGTCACGGGAGAGGCTGTTGAGTGCTGCGTTTCGGCGAATTTCAAGATTTTGTATCTCTCTCTGAATATCTGCAATCTGCACCACCGCATTGCCGACTTTGTCAGATGTTTGACCTGCACTCGGTAAATCCGACAGCTTAGGCGATGTATTGTCAGCCTCGGCGGCTATGCGTGCAATCTTAGCTTTTAACCTCGTAATCTCTCGGTTTATGTCTTTGATTTCTTTTGCGGTCATTCTTCTGCCTCACTTTCAAGTGCCTCACTTTCAAGCCAATGTTTTATGCAAGCGGTGCAATCATCATCGAAACAGCTGTCGCTGAATTGCTTTTCCATAGAACCGCTGGCGTGTGATGTTCCGTATGGGCAGGCAAAAATCGTCATAGGGCTATCAGCCATTTCGTCGATACTCATTGATTTGATTTTTTCAAAGTTTGTCATTGTGTTCACACCTCACTTCAACAATTCATCTGTTGTAATCTTCTTCGGTTTCGCATCTAATTTCAACGGTCTTATATGGCTGTTTAGCAAGTTCAAATTGTTTTGTATCTTCGTTAAAAATTAAGTCCATAGTTTTATTTCACTCCTTTCAGCAGTTCCGGATTGTCATAGATGTTGCCGATAGTAACGGAGCGTTCGCAAAAGAATAAATCTAAATCGTCAACCACATTAGAGCTTGCTTCTCTTACTACCCATTTTCCGCCAAACCACAGAACTTCATAATTAGTAAGTCCACCGTCTGTATCACAAAAACTACAAATATCGCCCTCAAAAATTTTCGTGCCATTCTTATCTTTCATTCCTGTGTACTGTCCGACTGTATCTGCGTAAACGGGATATTTTTCTACTGTAGGCTTTTGCTGATAAATCATTGCAAAATCACCCTCACCATTTTGTGGGAAAATACCGCCGTAAACCCAATTGCTTTTTATTTTTTCACCATTCAATCTGACTTTTTCGCCATATCTGCGAGTTTGACCTCTGAATAATATTTCTCTCATAATATCCTCCTTTTAAATTCTTCCAAGCCTTTCGAGTGCCGTATATTCTCCGTAGCTGTAGTGTGTGCCGTGTCGCTTATTATACAAATTGATTTTCTTGCATTTTTCTTCAAGTGTATCGGGTTTATTGTAATTGCGTGCGGCTGTTTTTCTTAATTTGCTGTTTTTGATAATTTCTCTGTGCTGTTGTTTTCTCATTTCAACACCGCACTCGGTGCAGTATTTTTGATTTGCACTTCTTTTTTCAAATGTTTGCATACATAATTCGCAGATTGCCTGTTGTTTCATCTTATTTACCTCCGTATTTTGCTTTCAGGGATTTTAACAAATCTTCCTGTACATTTGCTTTGCCCTGTAAAGATTCATAGACACGCTCGTCGCAAGTGTTCTCTGTAATCAAATGGTGAATAACCACAGTATTCTGCTGACCTTGACGGTATAGTCTTGCATTTGCCTGTTGGTAAAGTTCCAAACTCCAAGTAAGTCCGTACCACACAACTATGTGCCCGCCTGTCTGCAAATTAAGACCGTGGCCCGCACCTGCAGGATGTGCAAGCAAAAGCTGTATTCTGCCGTTGTTCCAATCCTCAATATCGGCAGAGCTTTCGAGTTTTCGTGCAAATCTGAATTTACTTTTGATTCGCTCGAGGTCGTGACGAAAGCTGTAAAAGCACAATACCGGTTGTCCGTTTGATGTGTCTATAATCTCTGCAAGTGCATCAAGTTTTTGCTCATTTGTAATTGCATATTCGCCATTGCTCATATACATTGCGCCGTTGCTGTACTGCAAGAGTTTGTTAGTAAGTGTTGCGGCAGTTGCGGCGGTAACCTCGCCCTCTGCAAACTGCATATAACAGTCACGCTCAAACTGCTCATACTCTGCAAGTTGTTTGTCGGTCATTTTGACAGACACAACGCTGTCAATTCGTTCTGGCATATCGAGCCAGTCCTCCGCTTTCATTGAAATGCAGATGTCAGAAATCTTGTTCATAATTGCCTGCTCTGCATCATCTTTCAGCTTGTAGTTAAATATCGTAGTCTGGTTACGCTGATTAGGTGTGAAGTACCTTTCACGGTAGCCGGTTACTGTTCTGCCCAGTCGCTCTCCGCTGTCAAGCAAATATATCTGACTCCACAAGTCAATAAGTCCGTTTGGTGCGGGTGTACCCGTAAGTCCGACAACTCGCTTACTGCGTGTTATGTATTTTCGTAAGGCTCGAAATCGTTGTGCTTTTGATGATTTAAAACTTGACAGCTCATCAATAACTACCATATCAAACATCCAACCGTTACCAATACTTGAGAGCTCATCTGTAAGCCACACAACATTTTCACGGTTGATAACATAGATGTCTGCGTCCTGTGCAAGTGCAAGTCTGCGTTGTCTTGGCGTACCGAGTACCTTTGAAACCTTAAGATTTTTAAGGTGCTCCCACTTGTCGCACTCCCTTGTCCAGGTGTCCTCCGCAACTCGCAGAGGTGCAATTACAAGAACCTTTGAAACTTCAAAGCTGTTATATATAAGCTCCTCAACAGCCGTTAGGGTAATTGCTGTCTTGCCAAGTCCCATATCAAGGAAAAGTCCGCACCTCGGGGTGTTAAGTATCTTATCAATAGCCATTTGTTGATACTTATGCGGTACAAACTTCATTGATAATCACCTCGCATACGCTGCTCCTGCTGTCGCATACATACACACGCTGACCTAAGTTTTTAAAAAGCCTGTGCGCCCTTAGTTGTTCGGGTCTTGCTGTTTTGCCGGGTGCCTTAAGTTCTACAAAGAAAATTCTGCCGTTTGGCAGCATGCAGATTCTGTCCGGCACACCTCTCATACTTGTTGAATTAAATTTCAAACATACGCCTCCGTTTGCTTCTATCCTTTCTTTTAAAAATTTTTCTATACTTGCCTCTTTCATTTCTATAATTTCTCCTTTAAGTCGGTGAGTGGCTTTAAAAGTGTTGACAAAGAGTTCCGCATAAACACTGACTTTTTCTGAATTTGTCAACAATGTTACAAAAATTTCATAAAGTATAAGTAAACATAGAATTTATAGATATTAAGGCATATTATTATTTCTATAATTTCTTTATTTGGTTATACTTATATATAAAAATTGTTGACACTGTTGACAAATGGCTAAAAACGGCTTGGTTATGCGGCTTTCGCTGTCAACAATTTATTTTTTAGTTTGTTGACAATTTTCTTATAAAACCTCTTTGAACACCATATAGTTCTCCAAATCTCGCATTGGTTTTTGTCTGTTCCCACTCACCTGTTCGCATAATAATATCTTTAATCTCTTTGCTCTTTTGGTATGTAAAGTCTTTGCGGTCGCCGCCGAAAGCCTCACACCATACCTCAAGAGGGCACACTCTGTTTCGTTGTGTTGTGCCATTCTGCTCTGCACCCATTTCATAGCCGTTGAGGTAGTTTCTGCGTTCGTAAAGCTGCATTCTATCCCATTTTTCAGGCAGTAATGTGTTAAGGTATTTAACCACATCACCTGTAAGCGGGCTTTCCTCAAAATGGCGGTTCTGTTCGCTTTCTGCAAGTCTCCTTAATTCGTCTGTATCCATAAACAGCTTCTCACCGTTGCGGTACATTTCCATTGCCTCTGCCCATATCATATCGACTTCATAATCTGTCAGTTCTTCAAACACATTTTTTGCTGCTCTGTCGGGGTGTACATCAAGCGGAAGAAAGCGTCTGTTGCCTGTTTGGTCACGCAGAAACTCGTGCTGATTTGTCGTACCGATAAAAACACACTGCCTTTTTCTGACCTCTGTATGATGTCCGTATGCGGCTCTGTATGCGTCCTCCGACTTAGCAGTAAAGTGTTTGACCGCCTCAACTTCGTTTCTTCTAAGTGCCGCAAGCTCTGCTATTTCAATAAGCCAAAAGCCCTGCAGCTGTTCGTATGCCTCCTTGCCCTGAACAGTAGTCAGGGTGTCGCTGAACCACCTGCCGCCAAGCCTTTTGATTGCATAACTTTTTCCGCAACCTTGAGGTCCCACAAGCGTGAGTACAGTATCAAATTTAATGCCCGGAACCATAATTCTTGCGACTGCCGCAACAAGTGTTTTTCGTGTAGCGGCTTTTGTATATGCAGTATCCTCAACACCGAGGTAGTCAATGAAAAATGTTTCGGCTCTTTTTACTCCGTCCCATTTAAGCCCTGTCAAGTAATCATAAACAGGGTTATAGCTGTTCTCCGTACTCACAAGCGACCAAGCGTCAAGTATAGCCGCCTTGCTCTTTATGCCGTACAGATTTTCTATATAATGCCTAAGTCCCGCATCGTCAACATCGTTCCATTCTCTGCTCTCGGTTTCACCGTTCCATGGTACCGCACCGAGCACGGTGTGCCGCCTTGTGAATGTATTATAGGCAATCTTGCCCTTAAGCCTTTTGTCTTTTTGGCAGATTTTCATACAGTTGTCTATAGTCGGCAGATTGTTGCTTTTGCCGTCTGTTGCAAGTTCAAGCACCCAGTCGTTATCGGCTTCGCTTTCAATATCATTTTCAAAGTCAGTCAAACAGGACTGCTCTCTTTCTTTATGCTGTAACAGTCTGACTTCCTTATTGTTTGACGCAAATTCCTGCATTGCAATGTATGACGGCAGTTTAACCGTTGGCGTTCCCTGCTTTGCTTCATCGTCAAGACTTGCGTATTTGTGTATTCTCACAAGGTCAAACGCATTGCAAAGCTGTCCGCCTGCGGGGTCTGTTGCGTGGTTTGAATACGCAAATTTGCCGCCCTCATACACTACAAGACCTGCCGATGTACTGCCCTGCGCATAAGTGTATCTGTCCTCTGTACTGCATTTTACATACACATCGGGCAAAAATTCCGCTATTGCTGTGTGTATGTCGTAACAACGGCAGAATGCACCTATTACACCTTTCTTTGTTGTCGGATCCTCTTGCTTTTTAAGCAGTCTGTCTTTCTGCTTTACTGTTCTGCTTGAGAACGGCCACTCGTTTACATTGTGCCAATCCTCATACTGTGCGAGCACACTGTCCACATTAAGCGGTTGCCTTTCTGAATATCTATAAACAAATTCGCCGTCAATACTCGTACTCGGCCAGTACATAAGTCTTTGTGGCTGATATGTTGTATCGTCAAACTGGTCAATACCGATTTCTTCCGCAATCTTTCTCGCAACAGCCTCATACTCTTCTGCTGTACAGTTTCGTGACAGCGGTATAATAAGTCTTAATCTCGGCTTTTCTGCCGTGTGCTTATGCGTTGAGTAGATAATGAACGAATAGTTTGCAAACATATCTATACTCTCGCAAAAATCGGGTGCCGCAAAGTCTGCGTCAAGGGTAATCAACGAACGGCACTCAACCTTTTCTCTCTGCCTTATTCCGTTTTTGAGCCTGCCTCCGACAAAACCGCCTACATCTTTAATGTTGTCTTGCTTCGATTTTGGCATATTACGGAACTCGCCGACGGTTTCCGCCGTTGTCGTTGTCCTTGACAGTCTGTCTGCAAGCTCCTTGAATGTTATTTCCGTATTCTTCCACAGCTTTGCAAATCTGTCATTTGCGGTAGCTATAAAGTGATTTTTCAAGCGTTTTCCTCCTTTCTTAATCTTTCTTGTAAAATGGCGTTTCGTATCCCTCTGCCTTTAAAATCAAGCCTTTTGCCCATTCTATCGGCTCTCCCATTAAGGCGCTTACTTCTTCCGCAGATGAAACACCAATCGGGCAATCTATAATAACTTCATCGTGTACATGGAAGTTAATTTCAAAGCCTCGGCTTTCAAGCCTTTGCATTGATACCGCAAGGCAGTCCCTCGCAAAAGCCTGAACAATGTTCTCCGTAAGTTTACCGCCGAATGTTTCAAGCCTCTCCCATGAACCTCTTGTTTGACTTATACCCATATATGTAACACACGGTCTGCCGAATTTGTTTTCCTGCAGTTCGGGTTTTGCATATGCGAGTTTTCTCCCCGAGGGTAAACCGACAAATAAAATACCGCCCTGTCTAAAGAACTTAATTCCGCATTTAATCTGCTGCGGCTCACCCTTAACCGCTGCTACAGCCGCCTTTTCAACTTCATACCAAAGCGATGTAATACAAGGATTTGCCTGTCGCCAGCTGTCAACAAGCGGCTGCAGTTCGCTTTCTTTAAGCCCCATTTCGAGTGCGCCCATTGATTTAAGCGCACCAACCGAGCCCCCGTAACCGAGTGCAAGCTCTGCGATTTTACCTTTCTGCCGGAGATGTCCGTTTATTCCGTGCTTTACAACAGGTACTTTGAACATCTGACTTGCCGACGCACAGTAAATGTCACCGCCGTTTTTAAATACTTCCTGTCGCCACTTCTCTCCTGCGAGGTAGGCTATTACCCTTGCCTCAATAGCCGAGAAGTCAGACACTATAAACCGCCTGCCTTTGGTCGGTATAATCGCTGTACGGATAAGCTGCGAAAGCGTATCGGGCACATCTCCGAACATCATCTCAAAAAGCTCATAGTCGCCGTTTATAACAAGGTTTCGGGCAAGTTCCAAATCTTCAAGGTGATTTTGCGGCAAATTCTGCGGCTGTATCATTCGACCCGCCCACCTGCCTGTTCTGCTTGCACCGTAAAACTGTAAAAAACCTCGAACTCTGCCGTCAGAACATAAACCGCCGAGCATTGCATTATACTTCGCCGTAGAGGTCTTTGACAGCGTTTTTCTTAGCTGCAGCACTTCTTTTACAAGCGGGTCACTTGTACGCTCTGTAAGGCTTTTAACCGTCTTTTTATCAAGGCTCTGAAATGTTTCGCCTGTGCGTTCTTTAAGCCAAGTCTTTAGCTGTGAAACTGATTTAGGATTTTCAAGACCTGTCAGCTTTTGTGCCTTTGCAATCATTGTTTTTTGATTGTCGGTATCAAAGTGTATAGCGTTGTTTATAAGTTCGGTTTCAACAGCGACACCTCGGTCGCATATGCGTTGATCAAGCTCCCACAACCTTTGCTCGCTCTCCGCAAGAGGAAACCTGCTAAGCCTGTTTTTTATACTTCGTTCAACCGTCACATCCTGAATACAATAGCTTTTAAATGTTTCCCACTTTTCAAGGCTGTGATGCGGCAGATTCCTGGTTCTTCCGCCGTTTGCTTTTGTGGGTTTACAAGGCTTTGAAAAATATTCAATACAAGCCCTGCCTTTTTTGTCTTTCTGTTCTTCAAGTCCGAGGGCCTGTGCTACTCCCGCGAGTGACCGTGGCAGTCCGATTTCCGCTGCCTGAATCATTGTGCAGCACCATTGCTCCGGTGGCATTTTTGTGTTCAGAAACTTTGCAAGACAGGTTCTCTCAAAGTTAGCATTAAATGCCGTTTTTGTTATATTTGTGTCCGTGAGAGCGGAAAGCACAGCATCTGGAATTTTCTCACCACAGGCAATGTCAATTATTTTTATTTCGTCATCATCAAAAGCGTATGCAAATAAAAGTATTGTGAAATCAGGAGCGTCTGCATAGGCATACACTCCTGATTTTAAGAGATTGACACTGCTGTAGGTTTCAATATCAATACTCAACTGCATAATTAGAATAAATCATCGTCTTCTATGTCATCGGCAAAGTCGTCGATAGCCTTTGCTCTGCCGGCAAGCGCCTCACCGTCTTTTGTTTTCATAAGATTATTAAGACCGCAGGCAATGCCCTTGTTGCCGTTTGTGTTGAACGCATAGAAATTAATTGACGCTTTGCCGTAACATCCACTGTAAAATTCGGTTGTATCAATGATTTCCATACCGTTTTTATCAATAATACCCGGCTTTGTATTGCTGTTTGCATTGACAAACATCTTGCCCGCATAGCTTTCATCATCAGGGCGGTCCTCATCACCGTCACGAAGCGGAAGTTTAAGATTTGACGGAATTTTGCCGCCAAACTTAGAGATGCCCTCCTGCTTAGCAAGCTCAACCGCCTTTTCGATAGCTTTGATTGTTCTTGTGTCCGACTTGTCAATGAGAATTGAAACCGAGTATTTTTCGGCGCTTCCGTTAATGCTCTTAGGCTCGAATACATTTGCATATGAGAATCTTACCTCGCCTGTTACTATCTTTGTTGAATTGTTATTGTTTGTCATAATTTTATTACTCCTTTATTAATTAATATCGTTTTTAAAATCTTCCTGTGCCTGTTCAGCTGAACTGATTGCAGGTCTTTTATCTTCGGAATGTACGAGTGTTGGTTTGCCCGGTGGTTTCATTATGTAAGGGCCTAAAATATCTGAAAAGGTCTTTTTGCCGAGCAATTTTTCAATGTCAGTAATGCCTTTGATTTTGCTTACCATTATGTCGTCTTCGGAATATCCTTTATCCGTAAGGATTTTTGCAACCTCCGTATCAGGCTTGCTGTATTTGCGGTTACTTCTGCCCTCTACAACCTTGAAACCCGGATACTGAACACCGTGCTTGTATGCCTGATCCAGAGCGTAATCGCTGACAAGTTCTGCCCATTTTTTGATTGCGGCAGATTGGTCTAAAACATCTGCAATCTCTTCTGTTGTGAGTAAAGCGGGAGCTTTGAAATCATATACCGCAAGTCGCTGTTTTTCCGCTGTATATGCTCTGCAAGCAGGTCTTGCTTTGCAAAAACCTGTGTCACAATGACTTCCGGCTATGCAATCGGTCACGCTGTCATCGTTTGCAAGTTGCGCAGCCTTTTTAACGGTTTCGCCCCATTCAAGCAACTTGGCAGCAGTTATACTCTCTGAACTGATGTTATCAAGTCTTGGCTGATATATTGTCATAGTCACCTTTTCAATCCCGTAAAGCATATCAAAAGCCTCATAAGCACCGAGTGCATACAACCTAAGCTGTGGGTTTTCAACGGCAGAAACTTCAACACCCTTGCCGTATTTAAGGTCGATAATTTCAAGTTTGCCGTTTGCGATTATAACTGCGTCACCTGTACCGAATCCGTCGGGAACATAGTTTGAAAAATCAAGCCTTTGCTCAAGCATAAGGATTGCGTCGGGGGTTTTCCGTAATGCAGAATTGTATCTCTCAATTACAAAATTCTTGTACCCCTCTGCGTAGTCCTCCATATCCTCTGTTATATCAATATTCCTGATTGCATTGTGATACTTGGTACGGTTATACTCCTTGGTAGCAAGTCTTATCTTTGCCTCGCCGAGTGCATGAGCGTTAGTACCCTCTTGTGCAAACTCTGACGGCTTGTCCTCAAAATTTTCCTCAAGCTGTATTGAGCCGGGGCAGTTTATCCATTTCTTAGCGCCCGATGCTGACAGCCTTGCATGTATATCAGGCATTACTTTACCTCCTCAACTGCCTTTACGGCTTTTGCAAAATCTTCCTCTTTAATCTCTGTCACCTTGGCAACACCGAGGTTTGCAAGAATTTTCTTGACCTCCTCTTTGCCGTGTTTCTTTGCGCACTTCATAAATACCGCCCTGACTTCTTCAAGCGTGTACTGCTTGTCTGTGCTTTCTTCATTCTGTGCGGACATTTTTACTGCCTTAGTTTTATTGGTGTTATCCTCAACAGCCTGTGTTTCTGTTGTTGTTACTGTGGCGGTTGCCGTATTGCACATCGAATCAGCAATGTGTTCGAGTGCTGTAATGAGTCCGCCAAGCTGCGGTACATCGATAGTAATTTTGATTTCCGACATCTCAATTTCTCCTTTATATCTTGATTTTTTATAAAATTAAGGATATAATAATGTTGATTGATTTCATATTATATCCTTGAACCGTTGAAAGCATTGCCGTGCTGTCAGCGGTTTTCTCTTTCTTCGTATTCTGCGATAACAGCTTTAAGCGTTTTTAATGTTTTGTTGAGCTCTTTTAATGTCGATGTACGGTCGAGATAAATTATATCTCTAATCTCTCTTGCATTTGTATTGTGAAAAGTCCACCCCTGTGTGTAGATATTAACATCTAACTCGCATGTATGACCGCTAAAATTAACAAATATTGTCTGCTTGCTACCAGTGCACTCACACTTTGTACTTCTGCCGTTAAATTCGAGTGCAAGTGCCATTATTTCAAGCACTTTGGATTTTACTTTTTTTGTCATCCGGTTACACCTCCTTAATTTTTCGCTGCGTATTTGCAGCAGCGGATAAACTTTTTACAGTTGTTCGCCACACGCTTAATGCCTGTTGCTCTGTTGTTGAGCTTGTGTCTGTCAAGACTTTCCTTAACTTCTGCAACATAGTTCAAAATATCCTCAAGCCTGTCGGCGGTTACTGTATCTAAGCCTTGTAGAGCTATGACTTCGCCGTCTTTAATGCAGATTTGTAAGTTTTCAAGCTTACTCATATCCGTTTGCTCCTTTCTTGAGATTTTCGAGCAGTTCACGCTCTATAATCACACAGTCCCTCAGATAGCATTTTGTCTTGCTGTTAATGCCATAGACTGTATTATCATCTAAACAAATTGCTGTTTCGTATGATACTTTCATCATAAAGCGTCCTAAATCATCAGAGAACACATCTCCGATTTCAACCTCCTTAAACGAATACGATTTAGATTTGTTGATAATTACTTCCATCTTTTTTTATTCCCTCCTGCGTTTCGTTGTAAGCCTTTTCGAAGTAAGCCTTTGCGTCCTCTTTAGATATTCTCCACTCACCGAACATCTTTGCCGCCGGCAAAACGCCCGACTGTGCTTTTTTCTTTAAACAATCAACCGAGAACCCCCAAAGGGTTGCCAGCAACGGCAAATCTATGTAGAGTGGGACATCGTCCCAGTTGGTTACTGTTTTCATAGATTTTGGCATATATACCCTCCTTATAAATTTATTGCCTTACACCTCTGTTATCCTCTGTAATTTTGTCTGATACGATTTCAACCTTTTCCACATTGGCGACGCTGAGTGCCAGCTTGAGCAGTACAACGTCGCCTACTGTTCGGGTAATCTGATAGCTTGTAACATACGGGATTTCAGTACCGTCAATTTCAAGAAGAAACTTGTCCTTTGTGTCAATAAGTTTAAGTTTTGCCATTTTCTCACCTCCTCGATTTTTGTTGTATTATTTGTAATTAGATGTTACAATATTTTCAATACTATACTGAAAAATATGATTGAAGAACAAAAAGCTACTCATCAGTCGCAAACTTAAAATGAAAATTGAAAAACTCAAGCTGATTAATTGTATCTTGCAGTTCGTCAGCTTGTTTTTTTGCCTTATTTATAAGGCATTTAAACTCCTGAATATTTGTTGCAGATATATAAAGTGTTCCGTCATTTGCATAGTTGCCAATCATTTTTCCTCCCATCTCCTCACCTCCTTACGCTGTTTTCCCCTGTTCGGCAAGAACTTTTTCAAGTTCTACTATTCTTTTCGTTAGACTTCCAAGGTTTCTATACACTTCAAGCATATCTGCTGTGTAATCGGGAACTTTGTTCTCAACAGATTTCATTCGCTTGTTGAGATTATCAAGTGCACCGTACACATTAAAAATTTCGTCTGTATGTGTGTCAGCCATATAAATCACCTCCTTACGCTGTTTTCCGTGTGTCAGCAAAGTCCTGCTTATTGTACAGCTGATTTGCTATACTGTAATTGTAAGATAAACATTTAGTTCACATTTCGTGTACTTAATTTGTAAAAAAAAGTTCCTCTATTGAGGTGTTGAAAAATCTTGCAATTCTTAACTTAACTTCGTCACGAGGAATACGCTGTCCGTTTTCGTACATAGAAAGAGCAGATTGACTGATTTCTACGGCATTTGCAAAGTTTTCTCTTGAGATATTATTTTTTTCTCTTAAGTTTTTAATTTTCTCGCCAATGACTTCTGCATTCATTTTATCACCTCCTTAAGTGAGTTCACATATCGTGTACCATTATATTAACACAGCATTTTAAAAATGTCAACACATTTTGTGAAATTTTTTACTTGATTTTTTTCACAATCCGTGATATTATGTAGTAAACAAAACACAAGAGGTGATTAAATGTTCTCCGATGTACTTAAACAGTTGAGATTAAAAGCAAATCTAAGTCAAGAAGAACTTGCAAAGCATTTAGGTTGTTCTAAAAGTTCTATTAGTATGTATGAGAATGGCACAAGAGAACCTAATCTTGAAACTTTAGAAGCTATAGCTGACTATTTCAATGTAGATATGAACACACTCACAGATTCAAAGACCTCCGCCGAATTAAATTCAGAACTCCAAGAATACCTTGAGGAGCTCAAAAACAGAAGTGAACTAAGAATGTTATTTAGTCTTACTAAGGGTGCTACAAAAGAAGATGTGGAAAAAGCAGTCAGAATTATTGAAGCATTAAAAAAGGATGAATAGCTTTGGGAGAAATTTTTATTAGAGGTTTAGAATTGCCGCTGACCGTACGAGGCGTAACGGTCTTAGATGAGGACGGCAATTACAATGTATATATTAATATTCTGCTTAGCTATGATACTCAACAGAAAGCCGCTAAGCACGAATTAAAGCACATTACATCCGAGCATTTTTATGATTATGAGCCTGTTGTACATAACGAGCTTGAGGCTAATGCTATTTGATAAGGAGAATTGATATGGGATTTCTTGATACCTTTAAGGGTAATCAATATAAGTCAGAAGTAGAACGCTTACAAGCTGAACTTAATCAGCTTAGAAGCACATTTACTCCTGAAATGTATAATGCCCAAAATTTACTTATGCTCACACAGAAATTGCAAAATGATATTAATAACTTAAATGCAGTTATTGGGCAAAAGAATAACGAGATCAATAATTTAAACAACAAAATTATCGGTTTAAATAACACTATAGATAACAAACAATCTCAAATAATCTGTATGGACGAACAAATTGAGTTACAAAGTTTCGGACTTTATACTCCTAAATACGACTTTGCTTCTTCCGAATTGTATAAAAACAGATTAGCACAGATTCGAGATACTCAAAAAGTTCTTATAAAAAATGGTCAAGCTGTTACTGGTAACACTAATTGGAATGTAAACGGAAGTAAAAGTCAGGGCAAAAAAATGGTTAAAGATATGCAAAAACTTTTGCTTAGAGCTTTCAATAGTGAATGTGATGAACTTATTGATAAAGTTAAATACAATACTTTTGATACTGCATTAAAAAGGATGCGTAGTTCCTGCGAAGCAATTTCAAAACTTGGTAACATTATGGGGGTTGCAATAACTACTCAATATTTTAATGCCAAGTACGAAGAACTTTGCTTATCACTTGAATACAAAAAGAAAAAGCAAGACGAAAAGGAAGAACAAAAGGAAATAAGAGCCCGAATGCGTGAAGAAGCAAAACTTCAAAAGGAAATTGAGGAAACTCGTAAAAAGATAGCAAAAGAGCAATCACATTATCAGAATGCTTTATCACATATTGAGCAACAGATTGAAACTGCAAATGAAGCAGATAAAGTTGAATTACTCAAGAAAAAAGAACAAATTGTTAATGAACTCTCCGAAATAGATAAATCTATGAAAGATATTGATTATAGAGCAGCAAATGCGAGAGCTGGCTATGTTTATATTATTTCAAATGTTGGTTCATTTGGTGAAAATGTATATAAAATCGGAATGACACGCAGACTTGAACCAATGGATCGAGTTGATGAGCTTGGGGACGCTTCTGTTCCGTTTAACTTTGATGTTCACGCAATGATTTTTTCCGACGATGCTCCTTCACTTGAAGCAGCTTTACATAAAGCCTTTGAGGACAGAAAAGTCAATATGATTAACACAAGACGAGAGTTCTTTAATGTTACTCTTGATGAAATAGAAGAAGTTGTAAAAAAGAATTACGATAAAACGGTAGAATTTACTCGACTTGCTCCGGCTGAACAGTATCGTGAATCTCTTAAAATTAAAGAGCAACTAAAGCCGTAGGGTTTTACAGTAACATTTATTAAAATAAAAAATCCGCCCTATCCTGTTGGCGCAGGGTAGAGCGGAAACCATTACACATAGGGTGCAACGGTACTTAAACAGCAATATAATTGTACCATACTCCCTTGTGTTTTGCAAGTTTATCGAATAAAAACACAAGGGATTTTTGCACCCTTTTTTAAAACAAAAGGAGTGTTATAAAATGAAAAAGCGTAAAGACGGCAGATATCAAAAAAATATCTATATCGGACGAGATGAAAACGGCAAAGCTATGTATAAGTCTGTATTTGGCAAAACGCAAGCTGAGGTTACACGCAAAGCAAATGAAATCAAGCTAAAAATCAGCAAAGGTATGGATATTCTTAGCGAGAATATGCCGTTCAGTGAACTCTGCGAAAATTGGCTGATATACAAAAAGGCTCTGCTTTCTTCTGACAAGCAGTATAAGAGTTATAAAACAAACCTTAAACCGTTTTCTGTATTAGGCGATGTTGCAATCAGCAAACTTGTAAAAGCAGATTTTCAATGTATCATAAATGACTATTTCGCACGAAATCCACATACAGGCAAACCGACTTCAAAGAAAACTCTGCGTGATTACAGAATGACCGCAAGGCAGGTGTTTGACTTTGCTGTTGAAAACCGCATACTTGACTACAATCCATTAACATATGTCAGAATACCGAAAAATGCACCTGTAAGCGAGCGCAGGGCATTGACCGAGCAAGAACAGCGGTGGGTTATGGAAATGCCACACAGAGCACAACTTCCTGCTATGATCATGATGCTGTCTGGTTTAAGATTAAGTGAATGCCTTGCGTTGCAATGGTATGACATTGACCTTGAAAATGCTCAAATTAGTGTTCATCAAAAACTTGTAATGACAGGAACTCCGCACATTGTGCAAGGAGCAAAGTCAAAGGCTGGCATACGAACAGTCAATATTCCCCACACCCTGGTGGATTTTCTGAAAAATCAAAAGAACCATAAACAATCCGACTTTGTTGTACTTACAACAAAAGGGGAGTTCTTCTCAACAACAGCGTGGCGAGAACTGTGGGACAGCTATATGGCAGACCTCAATCTTAAATACGGAGATTTTTCCGAATATGAGCGAAAGCCTAAAAGTAAGTTCGACCCAAAAGGCGTTCCGTTTGTTATTGAAAGATTCACCGCACATTATCTAAGACACCCTTATGTCAAGTCCACGACAAAAAAATATGAAGATTTTTTTCAACTTCTAAAAGCCAGTTAAGAACCGCAATTCCTAACTGGCTTTATCAATATACCCTGAGCTGTTATGCCAGGTCATTTTTTATTTTTAGCACGATCTCAACCCTCTTGTTAGGGTAAATAAAGATTTTTTCAATCAGCATATCAACAAGTTCAGAAGTCAGTCCTTTGTTTTCAACCAAAGACTGTAATACATCTTTTTGCTGGTGCTGACGTTCTTTTTCCTGTTGTTCAGCCTCCAGTCGTGTCATTACAACAGCCTTTGTATTCTGTACTTCAAGCAATCGCTGTTCAATAAGTGCTTTCTGTTCTTTATAGAGGTTAACATCAATTTGCTTTATTACAAGCGCCTCATACAGTTTACGCTTTTCTTCCTGCAGCTCAAAGATCTGATTATCAAATTCAGCTCGTCTCACTGCAACCTTATCAACAGGTTTTAATTCATTCGGCCCATCAATCCCCAAAGATACTTCAAACTGTTTACAAAGAAATTCATATACTATGGATTCCAATTCGCTTTCCCGGATCGTCATACCATAGCAAGGCTGTGAAGAATCCATATAGGAAAACCTGCAGCGATAAATAGTCTCATTGGAACGGTGCATAGCATGTTTGCAGGAGCCGCAAAATACCTTTCCTCGAAGGGGATAACTATGCTGTTTTCGTTTTGGAATTTTAAACCGCTTAATGGAAGCATTAGCTTTCTCGAAAAGTTCTTTGCTAACCAATGGGGTGTGATGATTTGGAATCTTGATCCATTCGCTTTCATCTTTTGTCCGCATACGGTTTCCGCCGATTTCTGTTACAGTCTTTTTTCCTATCACATAAGTGCCGATATAACGTTCGTCTGCTAACAGTCTCAAAATGGTTGAATTAGACCATACACCATTTGTCCTTGATACATCGTGATACTTTTGGCCTTTGAGAGCCTTGTATTCGCCCGGTGTAGGAATTGCCTGACTATGAAGTTCTCTGGCAATCTGCGCACTGTTCATACCGGACGCAGCATATTCAAAAATCATCTGAATAACGCAGGAGGTCTCTGGATCAGGGACCATTCGGTTATTGTCACCTTTACAATATCCATACGGGCAGATCTTACTTTGATATTCACCGCGGCGCATCTTCATATACTTTGCGGTTTTGGTCTTAACAGACATATCCCGGCTGTAATATTCACTGATAAGGTATTTGAAGGCAACCTCCATACCACCGGTATCGCCTTTGAGCTTTTTCGTATCAAAATCATCACTCACAGAAATAAAACGGGTATGAAAGATCGGGAATACCCGTTCTATAAAGTAACCTGTCTCTAGACTGTTGCGCCCAAATCTTGAAAAATCCTTTACCATGATACAGTCAATTCGGTTTGCACGTACCAGATCAAGAAGTTCCTGAACAGCAGGGCGTTCAAAATTTGCCCCACTATACCCGTTATCTACAAACTCCATCAGTTCTGCATTTCCGTATTCTTCTAAGCCGGCAGCGTGTTCTTGAAGGATCATGCGCTGGCTGGAAATACTTAAACTGTCTGTTTTGAAATCTTCCAAAGACAGACGGATATATAGAGCAATCACATATTTTTTCATTGTGCCACCGCCTTGCTGTATTCCTGAAACTCTGTACGGAAGCGGAATCTGATAGAGACATGTTTATCGTGATCCACTTCAATACGCTCAATTAAACGTGATACAAGCTCTGCAGTTAATGTACATCCAGCTTTCAGTTCTTTTTCGTCTTTTTCAAGCGTCTTATACTGTTCAAATTGTTTTTTTATCTCTATGGCTACTTTTTCACATTCTGCAAGTTCTGCTTTGGCAGAGCTCATTTTATCTTCATAGTTCTTTTTCCAAAGAAAGAAATCGTCTTTATCTACCAGGCCGCTTACCATATCTTCGTACAATACCTGAATACGATCCTGGTTCTGCTGGATCATACGGCTGGCGGTATTGCGGCGATCCTGCAATTCTTTTTCCCTTTTACGCCATTGGGTTCCATCCTCAACTAAAAGGGCATAATCTCCTAAAGCAGCGGAGAGTTCCTTTTTCAGAATGTCGATCACAGTATCTATCAATTCATTTTCTTTTATGGAAACACCGACACATTTTTCCTTATGAACCCTGCTGGGAGTAAGGCATTGAAAACGGTAAACATCTCCCTTTTTTCGGCGTGCTCTTTGGCGGTGCAGACTTCTGCCACAATGAGAACAGAAGATCAATCCTTTAAAAATATTTGGAGAATATGGAATCTTTTCTTGTTGTTTGTATTTTTCGGCAACTTCTATTCGGTACTTCTGGACCTCATCAAAAACTTCCCTGGAAACTATGGCTTCGTGGGTAGCGGCGACAGAAATAAGGTTTTCTTTTCCTGCAGGTCTTTGTTTATGTGCAACAGTTTTTGTATGGCCCTGAACCATATCGCCGGTATATTTTTCTTCTTTAAGGATCTTCATTACGGTACGTGTCTGCCAGAAACCTTCTCCTATTAAATTTTCATGCGTGATTTCCCCGGTAGAATACTTATAATTGCTTGGTGCAGGATAGCCGCCTTCATTCAGCATCAGTACAATGCGGTTCAGACCAACTTTTTCATATGCCCATTGAAAGATCTGCTGGACAACCGGAGCTGCCACCGGATCCACAATCAGCTTATGGCAGTCATCAGGATCCTTTTTATATCCAAAAGGTGCACGAGCGCCAACAAATTTTCCCTCTTTCATATCCTGTCTTGCCTGTGCTTTAATCTTACGACCAATATCGAGTGAATAGGCTTCGTTTATCATATTTTTCAGAGGAAGGATAATTCCACCGTGCAGGTTATCAGGATTTTCGGAATCAAACTGATCTGTTACAGCGATAAACCTGACATTATGAGAAGGAAAATACTGTTCTATGTAGTATCCGCTGTCAATGGAGTTACGCCCAAGACGAGACAGATCCTTTACGATTACACAGTCGATTTTTCCGGCTTCAATGTCAGAGAGCATACGCTGAAATCCCTCACGGTTAAAATTGGTTCCGGTTGTACCATTATCTATGTAAGTATCATAAATGCGAAATTCCGGTTTGTTGGAAAGGTAGTCCTTCAGAACCATTTTCTGTGTTTCGATAGAATTACCACGCTTTTTGTTATCTTCCACAGATAAGCGGATATATAAAGCGGTATTGATAAACGGAGAAACCGATGTAAAAATAGGTTCTGCGATATGTTTTCTGCTCTTTCTTGCCATCTTAGACCACCATCCTTTCCTGTGCCGGAGCAATCAGAGAAATTGCTTTCTCATATTCATTCTGATAGTTAAATTCAATTTGAAATTCATTTTTCCCAACTACCTTGATACTGTGAACAAGCTGGATCATTACCTTTCGGTCTAGTTCTTCGATTTCAGAAAATCTCTTGAAGTTCTCAATCCAGCGGTTACGTTCACTGCGGTTTTCCATAACATCTGTCCGTTTTTCTTCTAAAGCGGCTATTGCCTGTTCAAGCTGAGTGATACGAACATTGTAGGTGTTCTTCAAATTTAAAAACTCATGCTTCTCGATCAATCCGCTTACCATATTTTCATAAAGACTGGTTTTGAATGTCCGTATCTGCTCCAACTGCTGATTGTTCTGCGCGATCTGTCTGCTGTATTCCCGGATCAGTTCTTTATTGATACGGCTCTGATTGATACCGGATAAAATTTCTTCCAAAGAAACAACATTATTAACAAATCCTTTTACACTATCCCTGACACATTCCATCAGGTCGCTTTCCTTTACCATAACAGGGTTTGTACAGCCACTCTTCTTCCCGGTAGGGCAATAGTAGTAGTGGTACTCTTTGTCTTTATAGCGGTTTGTCTTTCGTATCATACGGGCGCCACAGCAGCCACAGATCAATATGCCGGAAAATAAATAGACTTTATTTTTACCGGGAGAAGTACGGGTATCCAGTTGCCGGATCTTCTGCACCAGGTCAAAATCGTGGGGCTCAATAATCGCTTCGTGAGCGTGTTCCACACGAATCCATTCGGACTGAGGACGGTTTTCAATTTCTTTCAGTTTAAAGTGCTGTGAGCCTTGTTTTCCCTGAACCAGAGTGCCGGTATAAGTTTCGTCCTGCAAAATACGGACAATCGTAGTAGAGGACCACCGACAATCTTTTCGATCGGTATATCCGTTTCTTGCACAAGGCAGACCATTCATTTTCTTATAGGCAAGAGGAGAAAGTGTTCCTAAACGGTTCAGCTCATTTGCAATCGCATAAGGACTGAAACCTTCCAGGCGCATCCTGAAAATACTTCGTACCACCTGAGCGGCATATTCATCTACCACAAGGAGATTATGATTTTCTTCGGATTTACGATAGCCGTACACGGTAAAAGCACCGACAAAATCTCCATTTTTACGTTTTGTTTCAAGAGAACTGCGGGTTTTCAAAGAAATATCGCGTGCGTAAGCCTCGTTCATAATGTTTTTTACGGAGACCGTAAGGTCATCCCCGGCGGACTCATTGATTGTGTCGATATTATCGTTGATAGCAATAAAACGTACACCATAAGCCGGAAAAACACGTCTCATATAACGGCCGGTTTCAATATACTCACGTCCAAGTCTGGAAAGATCCTTTACAATCACACAGTTGATCTTTCCCTCCATAATGTCATCCATCATTTCTTTGAAAGCCGGGCGATCAAAAATCACACCGCTATAACCGTCGTCCACTCGTTCCGAAACAAGTTCGATCTCCGGGTGGTGGCTGGCAAATTCCTCAATCAGCTTTCTTTGGTTTCCAACACTGTCACTTTCGTTTGACTTATCATCCGTATAAGATAATCGGATATACTTCGCAGCTTTATAAATCTGCATACAGAAACACTCCTTTCATTACGGAAAAATCCCCGCAATTCAAGGAGTGCAATATGCCTTATTGTTATTCAATTCCTTTTCCGATTCTTATTATAACGCTCCATGCGGGAAAAAACAGCCCCTAAAATGTAAATTTTTATCGTAAGATACCATGCAGACATTCTTCTAATGCAGCTCCGTCCGTACAATAAGTAGCACGCACAATAAACTTTCCACACCTGAAATGACAGGGGTTCTTGATCTGTCTGACGAACTCGGCAATTCGTTCTTCACGCGGAAGTTCCTTGTTGACGGATACACTGCGAATATCCACCAGTTTATCAGCATAAGAAGTCTTTTGTTCCATTTTTCCAGCTCCTTTCCGTAAATTGATTCTCTATCAAAATCACATGGATAAAGCCGGACCTGGACTTGTAATCTAAGCCCGGCTTCATAGTATCTGATTTCGATTTTATATGCCGTATTTGCCACGCATCCCCGGCAGGTTCTGTTGACACAGAACAGGGGTTGCTATGGGCTGCGGACAGCTTGACCGCATCATAGCCCCGCAGTCGTCGCCGCTTTGCCAGAGCAAGCGCACGCCGCAGGAACTCCCCCCAAGTCTTTAGGAGGCCGTGAAGAAGTACCATTGTCATCTGCGCCGTCGTCGCGCCCGAACCTGCCACAGCCGGGTTAATAGGTTGCGTGGATCGCTCGGACAACTGGGTTCATCACCTCCTTTGGCTGTCTGTCATGGCGCCGCCCTATATGCCGCTCGGTACGCAGAATGATGTACCCATAGCAACGTATATTCACTTGTCAAAGAACCATGAGGGAGAGAAGGCAATCAAAGCGCTCCATATTGGAAATATATCGGAACGGTTCTGTCCGATCCAACCACAATGGCTTGTCCTGCCAAAAGGTCCCTTCATAATACAGTACATTTTTAAGGGAAAAGTTAGTGGGCTTATAAATTATTTTTTAAAAAATATTCTTGAAGCTGTTTTAAACCTCTGTTAATGCTCTGATGAACTGAGATTTTACTGCAGTTTTCCACTCTGGCAATTTCCGTTTGGCTCTTGCCGAGAAAATAACGTGCATAGATCCTCTGACGTTGTTTTTCTGATAGAGTAGCAAGTCCCTTATAGATCATTTCAGTCACCCTATGCTGTTCATAAATATCTGCTGGTGATTTTTGATCTACAAGGGCTTCATATTCAATTCCATCTCCAAAATCCAAAGAAAAATATGCTTTGTGTCGATATGTATAAATCCGATATGCTTCATCGCGTAATTTATAAGCTCTTAAAATATCAGCGACTTCATCCGGCACTTCTACGATTGTGTCTGTTGTGTAAAATGGGTAATATTCCTTTAAATTGATTTGTTTCATATAAATTTCCTCCAATTTCGATTTGTTTGCGTGTGAAAAGCTAAAACCGAAATCAGAGGGCGGGGAGCGACACCCCACAGAGAACAGAAAGACAAAAAATTTTTCTATAAACGCAAAAGTGCGCGTCTGTCCGATGACAGGCGCGCACTCATACAACCCTAATAATTGATTGAAAGGGAAATGTTGGAAAATATAATATTTTGTCGAATGGAAAAACCCCGCAATCCAAAACCAGACTACGGGGCATAATGATAGATTTGGCCGGCAGCATCGAGGCCGGCATGTTGACCTCGGTAGCATAACCATGCCCTCCCTCCAAATCAAGGAGGGATAGACAGGCTTGCCAATTATCCGCCTCCTTCTATCTATTTGAAGGAATTATACAAACTTTTATGCTCGTTCTTTTCTTGAAATCTTCCAGAACTGTCCTTGTTCCGGCAAAATCTATCATAAATACAATTTTATTCATTTGTTTTTGTATATAATGTATATTCGGTTAATCTAAATCAAATTTATACCCAACTCCATATACACTTTTAATATAGTCTGGTACATCCGGCGAAACCTTGAGCTTTTGCCTGAGATTGCTTACATGGTTATTCACTGCCTTTCGGGAAAAGGAAGCATATTCTTCTTCCCATACCAGTTCCGTTATCATTTCATAGGTAAATACCCGTTTGGGATGACGGATCAGTAGAGCCAGAATGTCAAATTCCTTAGCAGTAAGAGCAATCACTTTATTTTGGATCATAACAAGACGCTGTTCCAAAGAGAAAAACAGATCATCTTTTTCGATTTCAAACTTTGCTTTGCCAGCATTTTTATTCATGCAGCAAATAACATGGGAACCAAAAGGACAAGATAAAATATCTGCTAGTCTTATTTTTCCACACTCAATATCCATAATAAATTGTTTCAATTCCTGCTGTTGCTTTGTACTTAAAAGGATAAACAATTTTTCTCCAATTTCTTTACCAGATTCCGATATATCAAACAC